GCCTTATTATCTGTGCCCCGATTGTCGCACGGCATCGTCCTTCCGGCGGATGCTGAACACAATGGCGCGGCGCGGCGTGATTGATAAAACGCGCAAGGGCCGAGATAGCCTTTGGCTTATCGACAAGGACAAGGCACATACAGAGATCGATGATTTTCGCTGGGGCAAATATCTCATGGAAATGGACGAAAGTGATAAGCGCCTTCGTCCGCGCTTGGGACGCCGGCCGGTCGATCTTGACGATACATTGATGCAGATTTTCCGTGACGCCGGAAAGCCCCTGACGATGGAAGAGATTTATCACGCATGGGGGCGCCTTCGTTCCCGCCGAAAGACAGAAACGCTCGCTGGCGATATGAAGAGGATCATCGCTGCTCAACGTCGTCGCGAACACAGGGCTTCCAAACGGCAACAGTCAGAGATGCGGGCATGAGTGCTGAGCTTCTCCAAAAGCTGATCGAGGCCGGAACGCCCGCTGCGCTAGTGGCGGAAGTCGCGATGTTGGCAGGAGAAGTCGGCGCATTGGAGCGGAGAAGGGCAAGCGACAGAGAGAGGCAGGCGGCTAGGCGTCACGTGATGTCACGTGACAGCGCGGATGTCACAGGACAATCCCCCTCCCCTGATAAAAGCCCCCCAGACCCCCAAAAATTAACCCCCACCCCCGTCCCTACGGGAAGAGTTATTTCCGCGCGCACGAGGCACGCTCCCCCCGAGGGCATTTCGGAACCTCAATGGGAGGCGTTTCTCGGGCTGCGAAAAGCCAAGCGCCAGCCGCTTACCGATCACGGTTATTCGCTGCTGTGCGGAAAGCTACGGACCATTGCCGAGCATGGTTTTCCGCCCGGCGAGATGATCGACCTCGCCATAGAGCGGGGCTGGACGACAATTCACGAACCGAAAGAGCAACGAAATGGACGAACACCAGATGGGCTCAGTGCCACAACCAGAGCCGCTTTCCGCGTCTTTGGCTCCTGCGACGAAGAGGGAATTTCGGGCGGAGCTAACAGCCTGCCTCGCCTTGGTGGTCCCGGTGGGCATGGATGAAGCGGCACGCGGTGAATGGCTGGCGGTGGCATGGGAAACGCTCAAGGATTTGCCCGCCGACCTGTTGCGGATCGGCTGCGCGAAGGCTAGGAAGATTGCGGATCATCCGGCCAAGATCGTCCCCATGATCCACGCCGAGGTCGACGACTTGTTGCGCTATCGAAGGGACGCTGCGCGAGATGAGCGCGCCCGCTTGGAAGCCCTCCCCGCGCCAAGCAAGCGAGACGTAATGGACAGGCGCGGTCAGCCCATGTCGCGCTCGGACACCGCAGAACTGAACGAACGCCTCAAACGCCTCGGCGCCACCGCCCGCTATCGTGAAGACGGATCACGCTACCTCCATCAAACATGAAAACCACTACCGATCCAGACACGCTTGCAATTCCACTCTCCCCTCCGCTATACACCTCCCCCACACCTACGGGGGATCGCATGGCTGACTGGTGCATCTTGCGAACGAACAGCTCGCGCACGCTCAGCCTCGCCACATCTCTGACAGCCGCCGGCATCGAAGCCTGGACCCCGATCCGCGTTGAGCTACGCCGCGTCCCCAGACGCAAGGCCCGGCAGGAAAAGATAACCGCGCTCATCCCGCGCTACGTCTTCGCCCGCGCCGCTTATCTTCCAAGCCTGCTCGAAACATATCACGCCCACCCGACCTTCAGCCTGTTCTGGGACGAACATGGCCCCGCATTGGTCTCTGACGAACAACTTGAACCCTTACGCACAGAGGAATCCAGATCGAGGCCCAAGCAACGCGCACGCACCTACGAACGAGGTGAGAAGGTCTGCATCACTGAAGGCAGTTTCGCAGGCATGAAGGGCATTGTCGAAAAGGACGGCGATCACAGGTTCACCTCGGTCTCATTCACCCGATCTCGGCCGGTGAAAATAGGGACTTACTTATTGAGGCCGGATTGTATATCATCGCCGCCGACCGCGCTTGCGGCATGAGCCTTTGCACAGTACCGCACGTCAGGGAAAACGCAGTGGGCCGAACGATGACCGGGGGGTCGCGACAGGCGACCTGTCCGGGACGGTTTCAAAGTCATGTGAGTAATCCCATGAAACGCCTCGCCGCCCTTCTCATCCTCGCCGCACCGCTTCCCGCCATCGCCGACCCCGGTCCTCCCCAAGAAGGCTGCGGCTTCCTCCCGATAGCACAGCGAATGCTTCTTCCGCCCGATCACCCCTGTTACATTCCGCCTCCCGAAGAAGAAGTCTGCTACGAAGGCGGCTGGATGGTGGTCTGCTCCGGCCCATAGGGAAACGACATGGAATTGCTGATCTTCGCCATCATCGTCATCCTCATTGCGATTCTGCTGATGTGGATCGTTGATGCGGCAGGCGCGCAGCCTCCGCTCAACACCATCGCCCGCATCCTCATCCTTTTGGTGGCGATCATCGTCATTTCCCGTCGAGCCGGTCTGTTCTGATCGCGACCAACCCGAAAGGGAGTCGGCATGTCCAAGCTACCGATCCCGGGTCCCGGGCGAGACACGAAATACAAAGCCGAATTTGCCGACCAAGCAAGGAAGCTCTGCCTGCTCGGTTGCACGGACGCTGAACTAGCCGACTTCTTCGGAGTATGTGAGCGCACAATCAACAACTGGAAGGAGCGCTATCCGGCTTTTCTGCAGTCCATTGGCGCTGGTAAGGTCGTTGCTGACGCCGAAGTGGCCGACAGCCTTTATCGCCGCGCAACTGGCGAGAGCATCATCATCGAGAAGGCGATCAAGAAAGAGGACGGCTCTTACGAAGCGATGCGCCTCAAGCAGTTTGTTCCCGGCGACGTGACGGCACAACGCCTCTGGCTGCTCAACCGCCGCAAGCTCGACTGGCGCGACAAGCAGGACTTCGAGCATAGCGGGGAAGTGACGATCAGCACTATTGAGCGCAAAATTGTCCGTCCTAACGATTGAGACCGCCGCTATCTTTGAGCCGCTGCTCGGCGATCATCGTTACAAGGGCGCACATGGCGGCAGGGGTTCGGGCAAGTCGCACTTCTTCGCCGAAAGCCTGATCGACGACAGCTTATACGAACGCGGACTTCTCTCGGTCTGCATCCGCGAGGTCCAGAAGTCGCTCAAGGATTCGGCCAAGCGCCTTATCGAGAGCAAGCTGGTCAAGTTCCGCCTTGGGGAAGCGGACGGCTTCAAGGTTTTCTCCGACGTGATCCAGACGCCCGGCGACGGCATCATATTGTTTCAGGGGATGCAGGATCACACGGCGGAGTCGATCAAGTCGCTTGAGGGCTTCAGGCGAGCATGGGCGGAGGAGGCCCAATCTCTTTCGGCCCGCTCGCTGACGTTGTTGCGCCCGACGCTTCGCGCTTCCGGCTCACAACTGATGTTCAGCTGGAACCGCCGGCTTCGCATCGATCCGGTCGATGTGATGCTGACCGGCCCTGAGATACCGACAGGCGCGAAGGTCGTTCATGCGAACTGGCGCGACAATCCGTGGTTCCCGGCCGAGCTAGAGCAGGAGCGGACCGACTGCCTCAGAATGAACCCCGACCAGTACGATCACATCTGGGAAGGGGATTACGTGACGGTCTCGGAAGGGGCCTATTTCGCGAAGTGTCTGGCCGAGGCAAAGGCACAGGGCAGGATTGGCAAGGTCGCTCCCGACCCATTGATGACGATCCGCTTGTTCGCCGATATTGGTGGAACTGGCGCACGGGCTGACAGCTTCGTATTCTGGGCGGCTCAGTTTGTCGGCCGTGAGATCAGGGTGCTGGATTATTACGAGGCGGTCGGTCAGGATTTGGCGACGCATCTCGCATGGCTCAGGTCAAAAGGATATACGCCCGACAAGGCGCAAATCTGGCTGCCTCATGACGGAGCGCAAAAGGACAAGGTTTACGACGCCAGCTACGAGAAGGCGTTTCAGGAAGTGGGTTATTCGGTCACGGTGATCGAGAATCAGGGCAAAGGCGCTGCTGCTGCGAGGATCGAGTCCGCACGTCGCCGCTTTCCCTCATGCTGGTTTAACGAGGACACGACCGAAGGCGGCAGGCTGGCCCTTGGCTGGTATCACGAAAAGAAGGACGATCAGCGCAACATCGGGCTTGGTCCTGAGCATGATTGGTCCAGCCACGGTGCCGACGCCTTCGGGCTGATGGCCGTGGCCTACGAAGCGCCAGCCGAAAAACGCACGCAACGGCCTAGACGCAATTTCAATGGTGAGGCGGGGTGGATGAACCGATGAGCAGATATGTCATGGGCTGCTTTGGGCGCCGTTCGTAAATGGACAGCGACATCCTCAAAGAGGCTCAGGAAGCCTTCACCGAATGTCAGGAGCGCGAATCCCACAATCACATAAGCTATGTGAAGGACGTTCGCTTTGCCAGGCTTGAAGAGCAATGGCCCACCAACGATTCGATTGCCGACCCGACGATAATCGCGGACGGCACGACGCGCTCGGTCAACGACACGTTCGGCGACGATGCCAGGCTTACGATTAACAAGCTGGCGCCGATCATCCGGCAAGTCGTCAACGATGCGAGACGAAACAAGCCCGCCATTTCGGTAAGGCCGCAGGACAGCTTTGCGGACCCCGAGACAGCTGAGATAATGTCTGGCCTCATCCGCAACATCGAAAGCGCGTCGGACGCGGACGTTGCCTACGACACGGCGGTCGATAATGCGGTTTCGGGCGGGTTCGGATATTTCCGCATCAACACCAAATATGCGTGCGACGACAATTGGGAGCAGGATATTGTCATCGAGCGGGTGATCGACCCGCTTACCGTCCATGGCGATCCCTATTCGACTGCGGCGGACAGTTCCGACTGGAACGTTTCATTCGTCACTGACCGGATGCCGCTCGACACTTTCGAGAAGAAATACAAGGGCGCGCAAGCGACTGGCTTTGAGCTAGGCAACTTCCCCGCCGAGTGGGTTGACGGCGACGAGATCACCGTTGCCGAATACTGGACGCGCTCTGAAGTCAGGCGCAAGATCGTACAATTGTCCGATGGTCGCACGATCAGCATGGATGAGCTGAAAAAGGAGGCGGAAAACCTCTATGCCGCCGGGATCGAGCCCATCGGCCAGCCTCGCGATGTCATGTCCTACGAGGTCAGGCAACGCATTCTGACTGGCGTTGAGGTCGTCGAGACGGTCAAGTGGGCGGGCAAGTACATTCCGATTGTCCCGGTTTACGGCGACGAGATCGTGCTGAAGGGCAAACGGTATTTCCGCTCGATGATCCACTCCGCGATTGATGCGCAGCGGATGTACAATTATTGGGCGAGCAAGACGACTGCGGTTGTCGCGCTGGCGCCCCGCACGCCGTATATCGGAAGAAAGGGCGCATTCAACGGCGACGACAATTGGGAAAGAGTGAACGACAGCTCAATCCCATATCTGGAATATGACGGCCCGGAGGCGCCCCAACGTCAGCCTTTCGCGGGGGTCCCCACGGGCATGATGCAGGAAATGATGACCGCCGCCGAGCATATCAAGGCGGTCACAGGCATGTACGACGCCTCTTTGGGGGCGAGATCGAACGAGATCAGTGGAGTAGCGATCAAGGCCCGTCAGCAGCAGGGCGATAACAATTCGTTCCACTTCATCGACAACCTATCCCGCGCGATCCGCTGCGGCGGCCGTATCCTGCTCGATCTCATTCCGAAGGTCTACAATACCGAGCGGGTTGTTCGCATATTGGGAGAGGATGAGAAAGAGCGCACGGTTCCGCTGAAGCAGCAAGTCCCGGTGATGGATGAAAACGGCCGGCCCAAGGTCGACGGACAAGGACAGGCAATCTCGCGGATTTACGACCTCGGGGCTGGCAAATATGACCTTGTAGTGAAGGCCGGTCCATCGTTCGGCACGATGCGCGAAGAAGCGCGGGCTGAGATTGTCGAGGTTATCCGAAGCGCCCCCGAGTCTGCCTCGATCCTTGGCCCGATGTATCTTCGCAATTCGGACTGGCCCGGCGCCGACGAGGCCGCCGCCAAGCTGGAGGCGATGACCGCCGGCCCTCAGGAAGGGATTGCTCCGGAGATCAAGCAGCAGATCGATCAGGGGATGCAGCTTATCCAGCAGCAGGGGGCGGAAATCGCCAAGCTGCGCCGGGACGCAGAGAACAAGCAAGTCGAGCAGTCCCAGAAAGATCGCGAACTTGCGATCAAGGAAGAGGAACTGCGGATCGACGCCTACCGCGCCGAAACCGAGCGCGGACAGATTTTCCAACCGTCGCCAAGCTACTCAGCAGCGGCATAACCCACGAAGGACGATATGGACACGGAAACCGCGACCAATCCGGTCGAGGCCGAGGACAATCCGCTTGCGGAATCCGATGCCGAACAGGAAGTCGAAACCAATGAGCCTCAGCTAGATGATGACGGCAATCCGATACCGGAACCGGACGATGACGAGGAAATCGACCTCGACGACGTGAAGCTGAGGGTTCCCAAGACGGCGGCTGAGAAAATCAAGGCGCTCAAGGACGGCGCCCTCATGCAGGCTGATTATACCCGCAAGACGCAGGAACTGGCAGACGGACGCAAGGCTTTCGATGCCGAGCGACAGAACTTCCAGCAGGCCAGCACAGCGGAACTCGCGACGGCAGGGCAGATCATGGTCTACGACCAGCAGCTTGCCCAATATGCCCGCATCGACTGGCAGCAATGGCAATATGACGACCCCGACGCCGCCCAGAGCGCCTTCATGGCGTATCAGCAGCTCAAGGACGCCAAAAACAACGCTCTCGGTCACCTGAATCAACTGAAGACGCAACGGACCTCGGCCGCGCAGCAGGAAGCTGCCAAGCGCATCGAGCAGACCAAGGCGGCTATCGCAAAGGACATTCCCGACTGGTCCCCCGCTGTCGAAGCCCAGGTGGCCGACTTTGGGATGAAGGCATTCGGCTTCACCGCTGATGAAATGGCGGACATGAAGATCGATCCCCGCATCGCCAAGGCGTTCCACAGGCTGCACACGCTGGAGGAAGCCGAAGGGAAACGCAGCAAGGCTGCGCGCATCGCTCAGGGGCAAGAGGTCACGCCCGTTCAGACGCTCCGTGGAACTTCGGGGAAGGCGCCGGTTAGCGCCGCAACCCGGAATTTCGCCGACTTCGAGCGGTTGGCCGCCAAGTCCAAGACCTAACCAGCCGCCGCCGAATGGCCGTGGCTCTTTCAAGAACAGGATACCTTTCCCATGGCCAATCAATTCCTCAACAATCAGGAGTATGCCAATGTCATGCTCTTGCTCGCCAAGAATCAGCTCGTCACCGGCAAACTGGTAGACGGGCAGTTCAAGAATCAGGTGACGGACGAAAACGGGCTTTCGCTTTCGATCAAGCGCCCGCCCCGTTTTGCCCGCAACGACGCCTCCGCGATGTCAGCCGCGCTTGCCGCTCAGGACATCGTGACCGGCTCGGTCAATGTCGCCATCGACCGCTACGCGAAGGTTCACGTTTCGGTCGGCGACATCGAATATGTCCAGTCGTTCAACGCGCTGATGAAGTCGGAAACGATGAAGTCGGCGGCTTCGACGCTGGCCCATCAGATCGACGCGGAGCTTCAGTCGCGGGTCGCCGAGTTTTCGGGCTATATCGGCACGGGCACTTTCTCCACCGATCCGTTCAACAATATCGGCTCTCCGTCCGAGTTCAATCGAGTGCATACGCGCCTGATGAACAACGGCGTCCCGAACAGCGATCTTTGCTCGACGATCCTGTTTGACGACGCCGAGGAAATCCGGGGCGCGCTGCTCGCGGGCTATATCGACGGGGTGAACAAGAACGCACTGGAGAAGACGAAGGTGCCGATCCTGTCGGAGATCGACGTTTACGGCACGCAGCAGTGCCCCTCGATCACCAACGGCACCCGCGTCGCCGGCTCGACATCGCTGATGGACAACGGCACGCTCTCGGTCAATTACCGCGACGTGAAGACCACGATGGTCCAGACCATTCATATCGACGGCCAATCGTCCGGCAAGACGATCAAGACCGGCGAAAAACTGACCATCGCGGATGTCTACGCCTACGACTGGCGCAACCAGGTGACGCTGCCCTATCTTCAGCAGTTCGTCGTCCTTGGCGGCGCTTCGACGGCCTCGGGGTCGGTGCCGATCACCTCACCTCTCGGAACCGCGATCACCACGGATGCGAATGGCGATATCGACCTTATCGTCTCGCCGCCGCTGATCGTTCCGGGCACTTCGGACGGCGTTTCCACCGCTGCGAACACCGCGTTCGCCACGGTCAACGCCGCCGCAGTCGATGGGGCTGCGGTAACCCATCTGGGCGTCCTTTCCACCACCCGCCGCGTTCGGGCCGCGTGGAACAAGTCGGCGATCAAGCTGGTCTCGGCCAAGCTGCACACCCCTTTCACCGGGGAATGGAGTTTCGCCAACGATCCGGAAACGGGCATCTCGATCCGTTACTGGAGAGGTTCGGACATCGCTACCGGCGCCCACGTCCACCGCTGGGACTGCATCTACGGCACGGTCAACGCCGACCGTCTGATGGGTCACGAAATCAGCGGCACCTAAACCTCTTTGGCCCCGCCTTTCACCGGGCGGGGCCTTTTTGCAAAGGAACAACGTCATGTCGAATAATCTCTGGATTGGCGCAGTCATGAAGGGCACCGCCGCCAACAGGCCCTCGGTTCCCGATTTCCCCTCGGACACGTTCGGGTTCTATTACGCCACGGACACCAAGCAGCTCAGCTACGGTCTGGCCGGGGCTTCCTCTTGGCTGGCGATCACGAACGGTGCTCAGCCAACGCCCACGGCCAAGACGGGCAGTGCGACGCTGACCATCGCCGAGCTTCAGACAAGCATCATCACCGCGACCTCTGCTTCCGCTGTCGCGTTGACGCTGCCCACCGGAACACTGACGGATGCTGGTCTCGGCTCAGGTACGATGGCGGTCGATCAGTCGTTCGATTATTACGTCATCAACCTCGGCTCTTCGTCCGGCGTTGTGACCATGACGGCGGGAACCGATCATTCCATTGTCGGTCTCGCGACTTTGGCGATAAACACGTCATCGCAGTTCCGATGCCGCAAAACGGCGGCCAATACCTTTGTCAGCTACAGGATGACCTAGGATGGCTGAGGAAAAGCTGAAAAGCTGGCGCTACGGTCCCGGTGGGGAAGTAAAGCTGTTCGACAGCGACGAGGAATTGCCGGAGGGGTGGTACGATCACCCCTCCCTCGTTCCAGATGGCAGCGCCGAGAGCCTGGCCGAGATCGGCGAGCTTCGTGCGGCGTATCGTAAGCGGTTCAAGAAGAATCCCGGCCCGCGTTGGGATGAAGCTACGCTGCGCGAGAAGCTTGGCTGATGGCAACCACCGCTCAACTGAAAACCCGCGTCATTCTCCAGACCAGCCGCGACGACATGGGCTCTGGCGGGATACTTGAACAGGCACTTACGGATGCGCTGGCTCAGGCAGTGGAGGATTGGGCGGACACGCAGTTCTGGTTCAACCGTGCCTCGGGCACCGGAAATACGACTGCCAATGTCGCGACAATCACCATGCCCTCCGGCATCAGAGTGCCTGCTGTGGTTGCCTATGGGACTGCCTATAGCGGCCGAAAGCTGGAGCGGGTCGATCTGGAGACCATAGAGACCAGCACGGTCACCGGCCAGCCTACCCAATGGGCCGAAAACGAGGGCACGATCCAACTTTGGCCGATCCCGAATGGAGTTTATGCGATCTACGTCTACGGCAATGACTCAGCCGGCGTTCCGGCCTCGGGCTCGTCTAATATCTGGACCACGGAAGCCTATGACCTGATCGTCGCGACCACCTGCAAGCGGCTTTACCGGGATTATTTCAGAGATATCGAGGGCGCAACCCTTGCTCAGGCCGCCGAAGGTGAGGCGCTTGCGAAGCTTCAGCGTGAGACCCGCCGCAGAGGCAGGTTCGGGCTAAAGAGCGATTTGCCGATCATTCGGCGCGGTTCCGACCTGCTTTACGCCTAATTTGGGGAACGGATTATGACGACTCAGAAGATTGTACTCGGGACTGTGGAGCAGGTTGCACTTGCGACCGGCGCGGTTGGTGAAACAGCGACGCCTGTCAGCGCATCGAACCCGGTTCCGGTATCCATGGCTGCCGTGGCGACTGGTGGCGCGACCGAGGCTAAGCAGGACACCCAGATAACCGCCGAGCAGGCGATGCAGGCTACGCTCGGCGCGACCACTGGGGCAGCAGTCGTCACCGATGCGAACGGCACGATCCAGCAATATCTGCGGGGCCTGATCGTCAAGTTTCTAGCGCTGATCGCGCAGCTTCCAGCTTCATTGGGTGGCAAAACCCCCGCGCTCAGTCTGTCCGTCACACCGGCTGTCCTCACCCCCTTCCCCAAGGCCGCCGGGCTCACCACTTCGCCATTCGGAGCGACCGGCGCGGCAGGAGATTACATGTCGCACGTCATCCTCCAGCCTGCCGCTGTCGGCGCCGGCACGACCACGATCTTCAACAATGCAACCGCCGTTTATGTTTACACCGCTGGCACGCTCGCGGACCTTCGCCCGATTGTCGTCCCGATCAACGCCCTGAGCGTCGGCGGGTCGTGGAACATCACCTCTGGGGCGAACATGTCCGCCACCGGCTTCGGCACGTTCACCTGATGCTGTTCCGCGACATCCTCATGGCAGCAGCGACGCAGAGTGGGGGGACCGCTGCTGCTCCACCCGCCGCCGCCTGGCCCCCTCTCCCCGGCGCGGAGATGATGGTCAACGGGGATTGCTCGTCAGGGACGGGGTGGACGCTGCCTGCTGGTTCAGCAATCGCTGCCGGGAAGATGACGCTCACCGCCTTCACATCGACGGTTAACAATAGCGGCGTCACAATAGACACTCTGATTGACGGCGCAACTTATCGCAACGCGTTCACGATTGATAGTCGTGTCGGCGGCTCGGTGCAGATTTACCTCGGCGAAACAGGCGGCACAATAAGAAGTTCTGTCGGCACCTTCTCAGAGGATATGGTCTACGTCTTCAACGACGACAACTGGATATTATTCGGCGCCACCTCCGCCACCATGCAGCTCGACAACTTCTCCGTCAAGAGCGTCGGCTTGAATGGCATCGAAGCCAATTGGACGCTTACAGCAAATTGGAACTCAACTTTCCAGTGCATCCAGTTTGGCGGCATCGCGGGCGAAACAGGCTCTTTGACCGGAGCAGCCGCCACCGCCTTTGATGCAGCGGTGAGCAATAACACCGCCTGCACCTTTACGGCTCTAATTTCCCAATACAATTCGGGGACAGTTGAGGTAAGTTTCAAGGGCGGCGCGTGGGTGGACATGGAGATCACTACTGACGGCGAGTTCACAAAGACGGTGACTAGCGGCACTGGCTCTGGTTTCTCTGTCCGTTCAACGGCGGGCGCCGAGCTTCTGTTCAGCGTTGCACCAGACTCAATTGCACTAGCTTAGGAGTATCCCATATGCCAGTTGACCGCACCTTTGCCACTGGAACCGAGTTCGATGCCGCGCAGGGCAATAACGAGTTCACTTATGGTGAGCTTTACCTGATCGACGAAGGGCTCCGGCTCTGTGTCGCGACAGGTACGTCCGAGGTCAAGTTCATCTACGGCGCCGACGACAGCCCGACCTTTCACGATATTCGCGCAGACGGCAATATCAGCGCCGCTGGCAGCATTACCGATCACGACTAATGCGCCTTCCCCCCTTCCCGGGCGCGGGCGGTCCCGGTTGGGCTGACTTCGGACGGGGTATCATTGATCTGTTCAGGCAGAAGCTGGATCGGGCGCTATGGCTGTGGACAGCGGCGACCACTGGCCTGCCGACCACAGCGGACCTCGGGGCGAACGAAGGCGCGATTGCCTACGACACGACGCTTGACGCGATCACATGGTACGATGGCGCGGCGTGGCAGCGGACTATCAGCCTCACCTACGGAGACACACGCTACGTAAAGAAGGCCGGCGACACGATGACCGGCGCGCTCCTGCTTCCGGACGGTGCGCTCGCCACACCGGCCTTGTCTTTCTCTGCCGACACGAACACCGGCATCTACAGGGTCACGAACGACATTCTCGGCGTAGTCGTCAACGGCGCGCTTGGGCTGCTCATCTCCGCTACGGGCAACGGGGTCACGCTCTACACCGGAGGAGCCCCTATCGGGCATGTGTCCGCAACCGGGTTTGAGCCGGAGACCGACAACACCTTCTATCTGGGCAGAAATGACGACGACAGCCCGAAGGCATGGAAGGGCCTCATCATGAAGGACCAGACCACGGGCACCTATTATCGGCTCCAGATCGACTCCGGCGCTCTCACTCTGATAGATTTGACCGATTGATGGGCAATGTAAGACACGTCACCAATCAGGATTTCGCGGGGACCACGCCCTCCGCTTCCAACGCGACGCCTTCCGGTTGCAGTGTCGGAGCGGCGGGAACCTCCACGGCATTGTCGCGCTCGGATCACGTTCATGCGCCGGGTCCATCGATGGAAAGCTACAAGGACACCGGGCAAACCGTAGGGACTGGCACAATCGTCCTTCGCAGCGTCCCCGTCCCGGCTAATGCTCAATATGACATCGAAGTAGTCATGATCGGGGTCAATGCCGGACTAACCCTTTCTTCCAGAGTGACGCTTGCCGCCGCTTTCACCAAAAGCTCGGTGCTGTTTCGATCCGGCGTCCCCACTGTCGTCACGGTCGGCACCTTGGGCGCGGTGGTTGCCGATATAGCGCTGAATCAGGGCACCAGCTCCGCAGATGTCAAGATCACCGGCGCTATCGGCCAAACGATCAACTGGAAGTGCTGGACGACGATAAGGAAGGGCTGATGGGCTCCACGACGGAGAACGGCTGGAACGATATGGAATATGCCACGGCAGCCTTGACTGCTGGCGACAATGTTCCCGACGCCGCAGAATATATGGTGCTGATCCCGCACGCGGATGGCGACCGGGTGACCGGCTTCAACCCGCCGCTCGCGGATCATAACTGGATGATGGAAGTCGCGAACGGAGACCCTACCGGCACCATGAGCATCGACCTTATCGCGGGCACTCCGGGCGGGAATGAAATCTATGTCCCCGGCGGCAACAGCAAGGTCACCATCGCCCCCGGAAGGACGCAGCGCATGGCTTACATCGCCGGAACGGGCTGGGCCGCATTGTTCAACGGCATATTGTCTTGAACAATATCCTGTTCCAGCCGCCACCGGGCACCGTCACCGAACTGACCGCCTTCAGCGCGGACGGGCGGTGGATTGTCAGCAACAACGTCCGCTATCGGAACAAGCGGTTCGAGACGATAGGCGGATGGATTGCGGGCGGGACGCTTGCTGCCGGCACTCCGCGCGCAATCTTCTCATGGGCCAACCTCGCCGGCACAGCAATGTATGCGTGGGGGACGACGACCAAGCTCTACGCTGACTTCAACGGCTCGACCGATATCACACCTGCGTCTCTCCCAACCAGCACGGGCTGGTCGCTTCAGGCTTACGGCGAAAACCTAATGGCCGCTCAAGCAGCAGGAGCGCTCTACCAGTACACCGGCACCGGGGTTGCGACGGTCATCAGCCAAGCCCCCGCGGTTATCACGGCGATGCTGGTTACGAACGAGCGGCAGGTGCTGGCCTTCGGGTGCAACGAGGAAGTGTCGACCACGTTCAACAGCATGTGCATCCGTGGGTCTGACCTGGAGGACCCGACCGACTGGACCACTACGGCATCGAACAACGCCTTTGAGCATATTCTGGAAGGCTCCGGCAAAATCATCACCGCGTTCAAGATCGCGGGTTTTATCGGTGTCCTGACCGACCGCTCGCTCTACATGGGGACATTCCTCGGCGATCCGGCCCAGACCTATCGCTTCGAGAAAGTCGGGGATAATTGCGGGTGTCTCGGGCTCAAATGCGTGGTTGTCGCAGGCGGTGTCGCCTACTGGATGACCAACGATTACCAGATTTATCACTGGACTCCCGGCGCCGTTCCGCAAGCCGTTCCATGCTCGGTTATTTCATACCTTCAAAGCACGATGAACACCAACAAATCTGCCGCCGTGGTCCGCCGCTCCTTCGCCTTCTACAATTCCCGATTCAACGAGGTCTGGTTCTTCTTTCCCACAGGTTCTTCCTCGTCCGCCAATCCGAGCGTCTATATCGCACTCTGCCTCGACGATGGCTCATGGTTCCTCGGCGCGCTCAACCGCTCGGCCATGTACCAGAGCGAGCTTTATCTTCTGGGGGCCGACAGCAGCGGTGTCACCTATTCCCATGAGCGAGGGTATAAGGGGACCGCGGCGAGCCCGCTCACATGGTCGATTACAAGCGCGCCTTACTACCTCGATAACGCCAATTCGCGCTACATGCTCAGGGAGGTCTGGCCCGACTTCATCGACAATATCGGGGGCAATACGCAGAGGGGCAATGTCACTTGCCTCATCACCGCTCTGGCCTATCCGAGCGGCGGGGGAACTGGCACACAGACCGTTACCTTCGGCACGACAACGTACAAGACGAGCTTGCGGCTTTCGGGAAGGCTCATCAGCCTCAAATTCTCCGGCGATGACGCAAGTGGAGCATCAGACACCTTCGCAAGGCAGGGCAAGCTCACCTTCGATGCCGTGAAGTTGGGCCAGCGATGACCGCGATATGGCGGGACGGCTCGGTCGTCCGCTGGCATCATGACGAAGAGCAACGAGGGGTCAATCTCGGCTCGGATTGGGACACCTACTGGCGCTTTCGGGACCAATTCGCATCCGTCCTCGATCCAGAGCGCTACACGCTCGAATGGCTGGATCGGCAAGTCGCGTTCGGGGCCTATATCGTCATTGGCAACGAAGAAGCCTGCGTCCTTTGCGAACTGAAATCCTACCCGGCCGGAGCGATGGACATTCACGGCGTGCTGGCGGCGGGCGACCTTGAAACGATTGTCGAAAAGCTGATTCCGGAAGCGCTCGATTACGGGCGCGAGCTAGGCTGCATCGGGGGCCTGATCGAGAGCCGCGAGGGGTGGGAGCGCGAGCTTAAGCCCTTTGGCTGGAGCCGTTTTCAGACGACGCTGCGGAAGGCTCTAGCGCCTTAAGCTCATCGGACAGAAAGCTGTAATAGAGCGGATATTCCGGATCGCCGGGTTTCGGGAGAACCATGGTTCGGTTCAGATAACGCGCCATCTTTTTCAGAAGCCACTCAGGCAGCAGCGGCATCCTGAAAAAGGCCCGCTGCACGAATTTCCGCCATCTCGTCATTCTCCCCTCCTACCACATTTTGCCCCCGCTACCAAGCGAAGGAACCGCCATGGGCCTGTCCTCGTCAAAGACCAAAACCACTCAGGACACCAACCAGTCCCAGAGCGGCACGACAAATCCGATCACGCCCGACTGGCTATTGGACCGCACCCGTCAGCAGGACAACCGCATCGGCGACTATGCGAACAGCGACCCCTATTCCTACATCGCCGGTCCCGCACCGCTTCAGCAAGCCGCATGGGGCAGCGCTAACACACTCGGCGACTGGCAGCCTCAGGCAAGGCTAGGTGCGGGACTGGCGCTTGAGGCTGGCACAGGTCCGGCCAACACCGCTGGCGTCTATGGCGGCTCGTCAGACGTGCCCTTGCCACTCGCGGACAAGAGCGATGGCTTCTCCACCATCATGAGCGGCCCTCAGGTCGCGCAAGGTCCGCAGCAAAGCCCGATGGGGAAAGGCGTTCCGGGCCGCGCGACGGAAACCGGCGGCTTCCTGCCTCAGGGCAGCCTCGTTCCTGCCAATGGCTATTCGCCTGCCCCCAACGATCCGAACTATGCGATGCCGCGTTCCGGGCAGCCGTTCAATCCCAACAATCCCGCGATCACCGGGGCGGACCAGCTGGGGGCCTACCAGAACCCGTTCCAGCAACAGGTGATCGACACCACCCTTGCAGGCTACGATCAGGACGCGGGCCAGCGACAGGCCGCGCTGATGGCTCAGGGCGCCAGGAACGGCGCGTTCGGCAGCTCTCGCTTCGGCATTGCTCAGGGCCAGTTGGGGGCCGATCTCACCCTTGGCCGGGGACAGCTTGAAGGCGGATTGCGCAGTCAGGGCTTCAACACCGCCGCCGGCTACGGGATGCAGGACGCAGCAGCCGGAAACCAGATGCGCCAGTTCGACGCGCAGCAGCGTGACGCGGCACAGATGAGGCAGCTTCAGGCGGCGGGGTTATTGCAGCAGGGGGCCAGTCAGTACGGCGCCGACCAGCGTGCCGACATCGGCCTGATGAGCGGCCTCGGCGATCAGCAGCGCCAGATCGAGCAGGCTTATCTGGGGGCTCCTGTCGGGCAGCTTGAGGAAGCATCGAACCTCTACGGCCAGACCCCGTATCAAATCCTCGTCGGTAATCAGGTGGACACGACCGGCAGAAGTCAGGGAACGACTGTGCAAAGGTCCAGTCCCTCGCTATTCCAGTCGTTGCTCCAAGGCGCTGGCGCCGCGTCGATGTTCTTCTAGGAGGGCCGAATGGGTCTGTTCAGTAGAGCCCGAAACGATCCGGCTTTCGGCGACCGCGTGCGTGCGGCCATTGCTTATGCACAGGGCGATACAGGCGCGGCGTCGCGGTTTCAGCAGTTGCAGCTTGAACGCCAGCGCCTTGCTCAGCAGCAGCAGGCGGAAGCGCGTCAACAGGCCGAAATGGCGCGGGCGCTTGAGGTCTCCGGGCGACAGCAGGAGGCGGCTCAGGCCCTTGGCTGGAGCAAGGATCAGATTTCAGCCGTCACCCCCGGCGATCTTTCGCAGCTTGTTCGCGAGAGGTTCACGCCTCGCCAGTTTGGAGCCGAAGGCGGGAGCGTCCGGAATGTCGCGCCCGATGGCACGGAGACCTATTCTCAAGCTCCTTCCGAGCGGGAAATCAACGGCGGCATTATCCGGACCAGCCCCGAAGGCATTTCCCGCAGTGTGTACGAAGGCGGCCATTACGTTCCTGTCACTGAAGGCGGCGGGGTGGCCGTATTCAACAGCCGGGGACAAGGCGGATGGGGCGTTGCGCCTGACAGCATGGGCGGGCGGGCGCCGGGACCGCCTAGGCTTGGCCCCGTCCCGCAGAACGGAGCAATCCCGCCTGTTCAGGTTCCAGTGGCCCCACAAACGCCGCCGCAACTCCCAACTTCTGCAGATACGCGACCCGAAAATGATCCGGCGCCAGCGTTCAACCCGAACCCGACTGACCTTGCCTCCGCACCGCCTCTCGCGTCGATTCGCGGTATCCAGTTCGGGGCACCAGTGGCTAATATGCCGCGCGTTGGTCAACGTCCCCGCTCTGGGAACAGCAGAGCAGCGCAACTTCGCCAATCTGCCAGAAGCGCGATTAATCGAGGTGCCAATCGTGATGCCGTCCGCGCCCGCCTTCGTCAAATGGGAGTAAGCGACCGTGGCCTTTGATTTTCAGGACTCGTTCGAGGACCTTGTTCCGCGTCCGTTGGCTGGGCCACCGCGCCAAGCACCACCGCAGACCCCGAACCAAGCCGCGATAGATGCAGGCCGCGCCAGAAATGCCCCGCTTGAGGCCGGCCAGACTTCCGCACTGACCGCAGAGGCCGACGCCCGAACACGGCAAATCCTGAACAGCCTCCCCGGTGTCAGCGAGAACATGCAGCGCCAGCATGTCATCGACCTTGAGCGGGCTCGCGTTGATGCTGGCACGGAACAGTTTCTCAGGGTCGCCCGCCGCTATCGCCACAATTTCCAGAGCAACGATCCTCTGGTCACGCTCGGCCTGAGCGGCGAGGAGCGCGGGTTCGACGCCGACGCAGCGGGCCTTGAGGCGGCTGCCTACAGCATCTTCCGAGTTCCGGGCACTGGCGCGGACACGGAAGGCGACGCCTTGCGCTTCGCCCGTGCAAACCGTCCGGGCTCTCAGGAATGGGACCAGACGAACGAAAGCCGCTTCGACAACCTGCAGACCCGGCTGAACGCCAATCGTCAAGTCTACGGCCTCCCGCCTATCGACTGGCGGCAGATGGACGAGCCTCCGCGTCAGCCACAACCGCAGTCGGGTCGCAGCATAACGTCGCGGCTCATCGATCCGGATTCCGAAATTGGCGGCGCTCCTCCCTCAATTTCGGAGAGTCAGGGCCAGCGCATCACTTCACTTAACACCGATCCCGGCTTCGATCCCAATGCTCCGATAGCCGACGATCCTTCCACGAATGAGGCCAGCAACACGCAGCAAGCGGTGGTCGATGAAGCCCGCAGGACAGCGGCGCGGCATATCCGGGACATGATTCTTGCCGGCGTTCCCGATGAGCAGGTTCTGGCAGAGGCAACCCGCAGTCTCGGCGGCACCGGCAACGTTAGGTCACTGCTCGACAATCGCCGCCGTATCGGGCTCCGCGCCTATCGCCGCCGGGGTCAGCCCATTGACCCCAGCACCTACACCACGAACCGCGACCTCTCCCTTCTGGAGAGAATCCACGCCGGGATTGCACATTCGTTTCCCGGCGCCGCTGTCGGTCACTTTGCCAATTCGGCGACCGGCAATGTCATTCCGGAGCTGATGGGTCCGCAGGCAAGAGAAGCGATGGATGTCAGCCGCAGGGAGCAGCCAGTCGCTTCTTTTCTCGGCGATGTTGTCGGCTCTATTCAGCCTTCCCGTCTGATCGAGGCCGGAGTCGGGCGAGGCTTGGCGAGGCTCGGCGCGAACCTCGGCGAAAACGCGATGCTTCGCTACGCCCCGCGCACGGCGAGCAACGCGATCTACGGCGGCATTTACGGCGCCGCTGATGCCGGTCCGAACAACCGTCTGGAAGGCGGTCTTCTGGGCGCCGGCACCGGGGCTCTTGGCGGTGAGGTAGGTTCCAGCGCCGCACATGGGCTCGGCTCCGTTGTCGGCGGTATCCGCAACCCCGCCGCTCGGATGCTTTCGGACCGGGGCGTCACACTGACCCCAGGCCAGATATTGCGCGGCGCTGAAGGCAGGCTGGGCGGATTGGTGGGGCGCGGCTATTCCACTCTTGAGCAGGGCGCGACCAGCTTTCCAGTCCTCGGCGATGCGGTCAGCAATCAATATCAGCGCTCCTATCGCGGGGCGATGAACGCCGCCCATAACGAGGCGCTGGCACCGATTGGTCAAGCCGCCAATGTTGGGGCGCGGACTGGTGAAGAGTTGATGCAGGCCACGGACATTGCCGTTTCGGAGGCATATAACAATGCTTTTCAGGGCGTGAATCTCAGGACGGACCGGCCATTCGTCCGCTTGTTCGCGGGCGCTGAGAGGCTTGGCAATCGCCCCTCTGTAACCACGCCCCAACGCGAATTGCTTCAGCCCGCTTTCGGACAGGTGCGGGAGCTTTTCCAGAACGGCATGGTCGATGGCCGGCGCTATCAGGCGGCGATGCAAATCATCCGAGAAACCCGCGCGGCTGTCCGGAATACCCATCTCCCCGGCCCCGCCATGTCGGCGCTGGACAGGGCGGAAGCGTCCATTCGCGGGTTGGCGCGTCGCCAGCGCCCCGAGATGCTTCCGGCCCTTCGTAATGCAGATGCGTCCTATCGCCGCGCCTCGATCCTTCGCAACGCACAAATGCGCGCGATCAATGCCGAGAAAGGAGCCGTAACTCCCGGACAATTCGGCCTCGCCATTCGCGAACAAACCAGGCGCTATGGCGGCGACAGACAGGCATCCTCTACAAACCGGCCATTCTACGCCTTGCAAGACGCGATGCGCCAGACGCTGCCGGAGCGTATCCCGAACAGCGGCACGGTCGGGCGCCTTGCCCTGCCTGCCCTGATCGCTGGCGGTGCCGCCGGCTCTGACGCTCTGGGCCTCACTGAAAACGCTCTGCCTTACGGCCTAGGTGCAGCGGCGATGTATACCAACCCCGGCAGAGCCGCGATGCAGGCTGCGCTCATCCGCCGCCCGCAAGCCTTTAGACGTGGCGGTGACATTCTGGCATCCCCGACATCGCAAAGATGGGCCTCGCATATCGGCAGGTCGGTTGCCCTTCCGATGATCGAGCCGGGCATTTCCGATCCGAACGACGATATCTATCAAATTTTGTACGGAAGAGGAGGAAACTGACTATGTACGACGATCCCATCCCGCCGCCGCCCCCGATCCCGCCGAGCCCTCCTGCTCCGCCCCCGCCTCCCCCGCCTCCGCCAAAAGAAGAATCGGGCGACTGATGTACCTCGCCATGCAGCACGGCTACGAATGGACCCTCTATGCGTTATGTGTCCTGATCCTGATTTCGGGAGAAGGGCGCATGAAGCGCACAGTGCTTACCCTCGTGGCCGTGATGCTGGCGGCATGGTGGCTTTCCCCGCTCTGGCCGACTGAAGCCTACGCATGGGCGATGATCGGCATTGACTCGGCTGCTCTGGTTACAATCTGCTGGCATCCTGCCGGTCGCTGGCAGTCAATCGTGGGCTTAACATACGTTATTCAAGTTGCGGTCCATTTCGGACGAATAATTGTTGGCGACGCCACCGACAGAAACGGCTATTGGTGGGGACTATCACTATCGGCAATCGTGCAATTATTGTTGCTTGGAGGGTGGTGGTTCGTTGAGCGTTTTCTACGCCCTCGTGGCCTCGATAGTGATCCGGCTCCTGCTCATCCCGGTCATGCGGGCATGGTCAGGTGACAAAAAGCGGGGGGCAGAGCGAGTGGAGCCGTCCCTCGATCATCATGACGGCCCTTAGCCTTTTGGCAAGCATAGGGTGGGCGGCATATGGATTGAGCGCGAAGGCGAAGGACGACATCGAGGCACGGCTCAGGGCTGTGGAAATATCGCTGTCCTCCGTTTCGACGAGCCTCAATTCGCTCACCGCGACGATAGCCGAGAGGGGCCAGCGCCGCGATGTGCAGTTCACGGACATCATGGATCGGGTAAGAGATTTGGAGCATCGGGGCAGATGAATGGGCACCATATTATCGAACCCGGTGGTTTTGAGCATCGTTCTCGGCTCGCTGGGGACTGCCGTAGGGTGGCTGTGGGCGCAATTCGGCAAGGAGAAGGCGAGGAACCGGACGGAGGCTGCCGCTCAGTCTGAAAAGCACCGGCAATGCGAAATAGAATTGGCGCGGCTTACCGAACGCGACAAGGCGAGGGACAAGGAGGCGACGGGCCTCCGGACAACTTGTGACGAGCTTATGAAGATCGTAGCGAAAGGCGGCTCGAATGCCTAGAACCCCGGCAGAGATGATCGCCTTCATGAACGAAGGCTTTCACAAGGTGCTTCGCGACGACACGCGCGCCGCTGTCATTATCGACCGCGAAGGGATCATTCATCAGGTCAACCCGCAGTTTGTGACCCAGTTCGGCTACGGCACGCCGGAGGTGGTGGACCAGCACGTCAACATGCTGCTTCCGGAGGATCGGCGAGACGGTCATGAGGCGCATATCGGAAGTTGGTTCATGCACCCGCGCGCGAGGCCGATGGGCGAAGCTTTAAACATTCAGGGCCGCAACAAGAACGGCGAATTGATGGATTTGGATATCCAGTTAAGTTACGTTGAAACCGATATGGGTATTATGGGTCTGGCGCGGATCACGCCGCGATGAGCGATGGAGGATCGGCATGGTGAGCAATGCCCCGGTTTTTGACGCCGTGCGCCCTTGGCTGGACGCTCAGGGCTTTACGCCTGCCCGCATCGCTGCGCTGGACGCCGCCTGTGCAGCACTGAGAGCCGGAACACCTCCGCCACCCGTCCCTCAGCCCCACGGCGATCCTGACCGCTTTCTGAGGCTGTTTCAGCATCTGGCGAGCCCGCAGGCCAAGCCGGAGGATGTCGCAGCCATGGCGGCTTCGTTCGCCGCCCACGCGCCCGCGTTCGGACAGGACGCAAGCAAGCCCCGCATCGCCGAGTTCGTCGCGCAGATCGCCAACGAGACTGGCGGCTTCCGGGTGTTCAACGAGAATCTGAATTACTCCGCGTCCCGACTTCGGCAGGTTTGGCCGAACCGTGTCTCGGCTGCGCTCGCCGCGCAGATTGCGCACAATCCCGAGGCCATTGCCAATGTCGTCTACCAGCGGACCAGCATGGGGAACACGCATCCGGGCGACGGCTGGCGCTACCGAGGCCGTGGCGCATTGCAGCTCACCTTTCGCAACAACTATCGCCTGTTCGGCCTGCATCTAGGTATCGACCTTGAAGGCAATCCGGACCTTGCCGCCGATCCCGCTGTCTCTGTGCAGATCGCGCTGGAGTTTTTCAAGGTAGGTCATGTCAATGCCGCGATAGACCGTGGCGATTTCAGGGAAGCCCGCCGGATTACGAACGGCGCGGCTCTTGGGCTGGAAAGCGTCGCCACCTTGCGCGCCAAGGCCCTGCAGATACTCGGTTGAAGGAGAAACCACATGACCGTTCGCAACGCCCCTGAAGCCCCGATCATCGTCAGCGACCAGACCGTCACCCCGCCGCTGTGGACGATTGTCCGCTATGTCCTGACCGGGATCGGCTTCGTGCTGACCAATAACGGTCTCGTCAGCGCGGACACCGTGCAGACCATCATCGGGGCGATCATCGCCGCTGGTCCGACCATATGGGGAGCGGTCCTCTCTGTCCATAACAAACGCAAACTGATCGCGACCGCTGCTGCCGCGCCGAACAGTGTGGCGAAGGTGGTTTGACATGAAACCAGCTATCCTCGCCTTCATGGCCCTCTCCCTTGGCGGATGCGCAACCCTGCCGAGCGCCCGCATCTGCCAGAGCGCGCTCACGGGCTTTAGAACGGCTCAGGAGCTTATCCCGATCCTCGTTCGCGACTTCGGGCTGAGCGAGGCAAAGGCATCCTCATGGGCCACGATCATCATGGCGAGCCGGAAAGAGGTGGAGCGGTTCTGCCGGCTGGTCGATCCGCCGGTTGCGGTGCTGTGATGGGCTGTATGCACTCGCATCTACAGGCGGCCGTTTGTCTATGCTGGTGCATACAGTGAGCCGTTTCCCCGCTCGCAACCTCGCCATGACGATTATAGCGGCTCTGGCCTTTCTCGGCGTATCGGTGAGCATGTGTAATTTCAGTGAGCGCTCCCCCGATGCCGGCAGATCGAGGCCGGTGCCGGATTAGGGCCGCTCTACGTTTACGAGGTGCCCCGCCACATCGTCTGCGTATTGGCGCAGATGATCCTCGATTGCCTTGCAAACCGCCTTTATCAGTGGCGGCGGACTCTTCGGGCTGAAATCATCCCAAAGGTGCCCGGTATCGAAAAACGCGGTATTATGTAGCAAATGCACCAACCGCAGTACAGACATAACTACGGGCGGCGGCTAATGTCATCATATGAAACCCGTGGTGCACGCGCTGATCCGGAAGCGCGCCGAGATAGCCGGACGCATAGAGGCGATACACGCGGAGGCGGCCAGGTTGGTTGTCGAGCTGGACCATCTGGATAGCTCGATCCGCATTTTCGATCCGAAGATCGACTTCTCGGATTTGCCGATCAAGCCCCTGCCGCCGCCGAACGCCGCCTTCCGTGGCGAGTTCTCCCGGTCGCTTCTCGAAATGCTGCGGGGGACACAGCACTGGCAGACCACGGACCAGCTAGCCGTGCGGGTCATGGTCATCCGGCGCATGAACGATCAGGACTTGGCGCTGCGCCGGACTGTGCGGGTGCGCGTCGGCGAGGCGCTCGCACGGCTGCGGCGGAAGGGCATGGTCACGTCTAGGCGGGCGGGCAAGAGCGCGTTGCTGGCATGGCGGATCACCAAGCCCGACGCGAACGTAGAGGGCGGCTGGCGGAATGGCAGCACTTCCGGCAATTCGGTCGTTCCCATGGCTTGAAGCCCGGCTTTCCATTCACACATTAGTGTTATAGGACACCTGAATAATCCCGAGCCAGTCGGGATTATTGGGTGTTGAGGCGCTGATGGACGAGCCAACCGAAGTGCTGGCGGAAGACAGAATCCGCGCTGGACTCACAGCCGAGGTGCCCCAATACTATTTCAATGGCTTTGCCGCTGGCATGGGCTCGGGTGACGTGGCTGTGCTTCTGGAGCGAAATGGGCTCCCCATCGCATTTCTCAACATGTCCTTTACCGTGGCCAAGACTCTGGCGCTGGCGCTCGGAACCACAGTAGGAAACCTGGAGCAAATAGTCGGCCAAGAGATGCTGACCACACATGACGTAGACAGCCGCATGGCCGCTGCGGCTCTTAAGGAACAACAGGATGTATCGGGCCGTCACTGATCCGAAGTCTCGGACGCTGAAAAAGCTGGAGGCCTTTCTAGGCCTTCCACATGGTTGGCATTATGGCTCTGGTGACGCGCCTTCCGCGCGCGCCGTTGAAATTGCCGCCGATTTACTCAATACGCTTATCCTGAACGGCATGACGCGCACCGACGCGTTTGCCGGTGCGGATGGTGAGGTACTTCTAACGGGTTATTATCAACGTCACCACGTGGCTTTCACTATTGATCCCACGGGTGAGATCGCCTGCTCTTATGAAAATGCCGGGCATGATGTCAGCGAGGTTGACGCTGTTGACACTGCCAGAGCAAAGGAGTGGCTGGTTAGGGAAGTTGCGAGACGCATATGGAATACGTCCGACTTGTTCACCCTCGGAACTTTGACCATCATCTCAACCGATTCAACGACTTGGCATTCAAAAAATCCACTGATGGTGGTGGCATGTCCATCTTCCACCGCGAATGCGGGGAGGCTGCAAGTGGCGTAGTGTGCCAGCACATCGCCCACTACTATCAAAACGTGGGCGGGGACCCGGCTGTCTTCTACTATCTCGACCCGGCCCAACTGCCCGCGAATTACACAATCATCGAAACGCTCTCTGACACCGGAGATGAGTGTCATCGAGAAGTTGTCGATGTGTCCAACTCCGCGCTCAAGAAGCGGTTCAAGGGCATCCCGATAGACCAGTTCTTTATCTGCGACGGCAGCGGGGCGCGCCCCCTTACGCCAGTGGACATCGCGGTATTTCGCGAGGCCTACGGCTAGGCTGCCCGCTGCCAGTAGCCTGCCCACTGGCGCGACACCGGGGCCGCCAGCGCAGCTTCCGTAACCATCGTCGCCTGCGTGCCGTTGGAAACGCGCCGATTGTCCTCGCGGAACGACATTTCGCGGGCGTAAGCCGCAAGGTACGGGCCGGCGATGTGGTGGTGCGTGCCGATCTCGGCGCGGCGCAGACGGCTGAAATAGCTCTCCGCCTGATTGGTGCAAACGCCCTCATCCATGAACGCAACGCTGTGATTGACTCGGCGCATGTCCCAACCGGCATGAAGCGCATCCCAACCCGCACCCTCATCGGCGTAGATCGTCGCCAGCGTGCCGACGCGGTCGCGAATGATCGGAACCGCGTCGCCCTCGTTGGCGACCACGAACGGAAGCGAGCGGCCATTGCGCTCCCGCATGATTACGACGCACTCGCGCTTGCCAGACTGGTTGGCTTTGAGGCGGCGGTCCTTGCGGTCGGCGACGTAGTTTTCCGGCTTCACATGGCCGCCGAAATATCCGCCGTCGATCTCGACAATGCCGTTCAGCTCGCGGCCGATTTGCTCGCGGGCCATCGCCTCGCGCAGCTTGTGCGACAGCACGAAGGCCGTCTTGTACTGCACGTCCAGATCGCGGCTCACCTGCAACGCGGAGACGCCCTTGGCGCCGTTCACGAAGATGACGATGGCCGCGAGTAGATCCGTGAAGCTCAGCTTGCGCGAGGCGAAGATCGTGCCGGACGTGACGGAAAACTGGTGGTGGCAGCCGACGCACTTGAAGCGGCGGCGGGTGGTGATCCCATAGGTTTCGCAGCAGCCGCAGCGCGGACAAACGGCCTCGCCGTCCGTCTCCGGCCAGCGCAGGAGGCAGAACGTCTGATAGGCCCGATCCTCGCCCATCTGGAAAACCTGCTTGAGGCTCAGAGTGCGGGCGGCGGCGGAGAGGAGGAAGTGCTGCATGTCATCGTTTCCGTTGCTTATGCATCGGATATAGTGACATACATGCACTGTTGTCAATGACGTTCGTATCGCATATGATGGCATTTGCGACGAATGGAGTTACATCATGGCGGACACGGTTTGGGAAGCGAAGGTCAAGACGCTGCTCAAGGTTGAGCTGAAGCGCCGCAATGTCTCCTATCTGGAGCTGGTCGATAAGCTGGCAGCCGTTGGCGTTGTGGACTCCGAGCAGAATATCAGGAACAAGATCAGCCGGGGCAAATTCACAGCGGTGTTCTTGATCCAATGTCTGGAAGCTATCGGGGCATCTTCCTTGCGCTTGTCGGATGGCTGATCTTAGCAGCCACCGCACCTAACAACGGCATATTCCCAAAACAGACCGCTCAGCCCCAACAGACTCAGCCCGATACAGAGATCGCGCACGCCGCGAATACGGTTGCGGCGGCGATCAATAATACGGTCGGTTCCCCGGATCACGACCGGCGCTGCGATCAAGATCAGGACAACCGCAATTCCGATCTTTGCGCTCAGTGGAAGGCTGCGGATTCCGCCGAGGAAACCGCTGACTGGGCGGCGCGTGGTTTCTTCGCGAGCCTCCTCGGGATCGGGCTGTTGCTGGTCACTCTGCGCTACACGGTGAAAGGCACGCAGGCTGCCGTTGATGCGGTTGAAGCCCAGATTGAAACTGAAAGGCCGCTGATGCTGATCAGCAAGGCCAAAATCGCCAAAGGGGACGAACCGGAGGACGAGCCGGACGCCGTTGCTATCAAGCTGAGCTGGTCTCTGATCAATCAGGGCAAAACGGGCTGCTGGCTGGAGAAATGGTGCGTGTATCCCGCAGGCATTCCGAATGATGAAAACCTGCCTCTTATCTGCGGGACGGAGTTTGAAGAAAATCGCTTTGTGCATTGCGCGCCCAACACTGGGGTTTCGATAGCGGAAGACAAATCCTCCAAATGGACATTTCGGAGGGGGGCCGCCGAGGCAATCAGGAACACCAAATCGGTCTATCTCCTCGGCTATTCGGTATACCGAGACACCGGCTATCGGCGTTGGCGAACAAGTTTCGCCTATCAAATCGAGCTTGATGACAATTTCAGCGGGGAGGGTCTTGGGCCGGTCCCAAGTGAGAACTTGTGGGAAGACCTGCGGCTGCCGGGAAGCCAAAAAGAGGCGTGGTACGTCCGCTGGCCCGTGGCGTTCCTGCGCGCTTTCGATGACATTAAGGCCGGTCGCCGCAAGGGCCGCTAACCACCACACATTTCCGGCGCCTCCTCAGCGCGCCGGTATCAGGCAGTTCGTGCATCGCGGATGATGACAGGGGTAATCGCCCGTAGGGGCGCACGTCACATCGTTGGTGCATTTGCTACATAATACCGCATAAATCCACCCGCTATTGCCGAACGGACGCTTGCCGCTGAACCCTTCTTCTTCCTCGAAAAGTTTGGTGAGTAGGGCACGGAAATAGCCAGTTATCGTCGAAGCGCCGCTGTCGTTTTCCTGCATCGGAAGCGCTAGAATCTCTTGGTCTGTCATGCTGCTCATCTCGGCTGTTCCTCATCCTGTGGGTCGTTGGCTGATTGCTCGTTCAACTGGCGTGCGATGGGACCAGCGCGAAGAAGCCAACGGGTTTGGCGTGTCTCGATTGAGCCGAGCATGTCGATTGCTGCCAGTGTCCCGGCTTCTATGCTGGTGTGGGGATATGTCATTCGGGCGATCCGCCTTCGGCGTCGGGCTGTTGCCCTTCGGGTCCAGCCTGCGATGCAGTCTGTCCGGCTTCGCCGCTGCCATCCCTATCGCGAGGCCTGTGAGCGACCGCATCGGCGGGGTCTCTCCAGCCATGGAACTCCTCGAACTCGCCTCGGATCACCGTGCCATTGGTGAAGGCAACATAGCCCGGCTGTCGACCATGCCCGCAGCACGCGAAATCGACTCCGGGAAGATTTGCAATGCACGGATCGTGGCCTTCGGGCGTCGGCTCCACAGCACCACAGGCGCGACAGGGCCAAAGATAGGAACCTATATAGATGACTTCCGATTTCATTATCTCCGCTCCCCGAATCGGCTCGCCATTGATGTCGAGCGGAAACAGCCTGTCGATCTTGCGGGCCTCGTCAAAATCACGGGCGATGATGATTTCCCGCCCGTCGCGCAGGACGATGTTGCCGGGGCGGTGGCCGTGGCCGGAGCAAGACGCCTTGGTCGACGCTCCCGCAGCTTTGAGGGCGCGGACAATAGGCGAAATTTCACGATCTACTTCAATCTTCACGCCGTCAATAAGCAGGATTTCGACTTCTTGCCCGTTGGCACCCTTGCGGTATACTGGATTGGAAGAAGCGACGAGCGCCCGCGACGCCAGTAGCATCCATCGGGGGATTGGCTTCGCGCCGTTCTCCATCCGGCTCAGGTGCTCGGCGCTTATCCCAAGCTCAGCAGCGAACGCCTTTCCGCTCAGCCCCGTAGCGACCCGCATTGTCCGAAGCGTCGTATTATCGGAAGTCATCTATATAATTCCCCAAAGATACGGGCTGAGCCAGCGCCCTTTATTACAGCGCGAGGGGGCGTCACCCGGAGGGACGAGACCGCTTGCGGGCTCGGGCGGCGTAGCCGGTAGCACCCGGTCGGCTTGCCGACGCGCCGTCACGACACCACCGCCAAAGCCGCGAAGATCACAGCAACAAGCCCCATCCCCAAAATCACACACCAGGAATGAAACCCACTCTCCACCGGGGTAAAGAGGAAGGAGAAGGCGGTGCGGAGGGTCATGGCGCGTCCTTGAAAATGAGTGTGGGCGGGCGCCGCATGGCATCGCGCAGCCGCAACTCGTGGTCGGCCTTTATGAGGCTCAGTTCCACCGCGCAGTAAGAGCTGAATTGCTCGACTGCGATCTCAGCGGCAGTGTGGGCAATGAGATGAACGGTCTCCCCATCTTCGCCGAGTCTGTCGCGGAAGCGTTCGATGGCCGCGTTCACTGCGCTATCGACCGCGTGTTTCATCACAAGATCGAGATGACCGCTCATATCCCGCCTCCCCGGTAGCGAGCGAGGGCGGTGCGGGCGGCTTCGATAGCGCTGTCCATCGTGCCGACATTGGCACCCCATGCGGTGCTATCAGCCGACGAGATGAGCGCTTCCAGCGCCTCCACCATCTCCTCCACCCCTGAGGACTGGAGGGCGGCACGAGTGTTCCATTTATCGAGCGGCATCGAGACGACAGGATGCTCGAAACCTTCCCGCTTGCCGTAACAAGCCGCCCAATCCCGAGCGAAGGGAAAGCCGCCCTTGAAAAGGTAGGGATCGCCACCGCAAAACGGACACGGCTTCAGGGTGACAGCCACCCGCTCGATCACGCTTTTGGTCATGACGTGGCCTTTCGGGCGTCGGACGGGCTCTCGTCCTTCGGATCAAGCCCTTCGGTCTTGGCGCTTTGCGTTTCGATCCCTGACGCGGGCGCGTTTCCGGTTGCGCCGCAGCGCGGGCAGTCGCGGGTCTTGGTGCCCTCGGCCTTGCTCCATCCCATGTATTGCTGGCCCGTGCCTTTGCAGAGATGGCACTTGTCGGTGCGCTCCTCCCATGTCGGTAGCCACGCTTCGTATGCGCGCTCATCTAGGACAAACTTACCTTCGCTGCCGGGCAGTGGCCGCTTGTAGTTTGTGCGGCCTTTGTACTTTCCGCGCTCCTTGGCCCACGGATAGACGCCGCCCTCGTACATCGTGTACTGCCAATCCTTCGGCTCGCGCCCGTGGTGGTCGAGCGATTCAAAGGAGTGCCAGACCCAATCGGGATGAAGGTTGTAGCGCTCCTTCAGAAATTCAGTGCGCAGATCGAGCCCGCGTTTTGGCGCAGGCGCTTCCTCGCCGAACAAGTCCGCGCCAGGGACGGAAGCTCGGAGGACCGAGACTTCTTCAGGCTCGGCTTGCGACGGCCCGGTCTGCGAAGCAGAAGCGCCCTTGTCCTTGTTCATGCCGCTCTCCTGTCCTTAAGCCCGCAATGGGCTGCGATATTTTCCCCGGTCTGGAACGCCGGAAGCAGGCCCGTCTGGTTCCATGTCTCGCCGGCGAGGCGCGCATCTTCCTCGCGCTCGAACTTGGCGCCGAAGCTGTCGTTCAGCACGCCGTAGCCGCCCACAGACGGGCCGGTGAGCGTCAGGCGAAAGTTGAAGCCCGAGATGAAGTCGCGGTGCTGCTCAATGCGATACGAGCGTGCTGTCCGGTCCTCGGGTTGGTAGAGGGTCACAGGCCAAGCCTTCCGTAGTGCGCCTGATGATCGGACCTTGCCTTTTCGCGGAGAGATTCCTCTTCGCCCATCGCGTCAATCGAGGCGGTTAGGTAAGCGTTCAGATCATACGGACTCGGAAGCTCGGGGAAGAACGTTTGCCCGCACTTACCGCACCTGTACTCGACGGCGAGCGTTTCATCGTCGCGATGCGGGCCATACTCGATCCTGACCTCGGCTGCGATCATTCCATCGCAAACGACATAGCCTTCGCCGAGCAAGTCGGCACTGGACTTCCCGATGCCCCATGCGTTAACCTTGGTTGGGCCAAGGTCAGAAAGAGCCCACCACGAAATCGGTCTGCCCGGCTTCATGAACGGCTTGCCAGACCCCTTGCGCCGACGCTCCTCGAACTTGACAAACGACCCGCACCTCATTTCGCGTCACCTGTCTGCGCGGCGAGGGCGCGTTCATCGCGCTCGGCTGTGTAGGCACCCAAGCCAGTCAGACCGATGCCCCGTTCCCATTCGCCCTTGGCCGCCCTGAAGCCGAGAATGAAATCCGCCTCATCCTTGAGCGTATGAACATCCTGCGATGGGTAGTTTTCGGCCAGCTTCTCCGGGTGCAGCTTTGTGGCGAGGAAATGCTTGCGGCCTTCCTCGATCCAGTCAGTCTGTTCGACACGGGAAGCCAGCTCAAGCAGGGCTTTGGTTGGGGTTGTCATCGGGCATCCCCCTTCGGGGCCGGGCCATCATGCTGCGCACGAAGCCCGTTCCGGTCTTCGCCCTCTCTGGTTTCTGTCCCTGATGCGAGGAGCCTGCCGGGTTCCCAAGCGTGTGCGCCGTCCCGGATGAAATGATGGGATTGGCAATCTTCGCACATGATGGTTGTCGTATGCACAACGTCACCGGTCCAGTGCGTGGTCCACCGGATGCCCCCAAGGCGTCCGCCGCAGAAGCGACACCGCCAGCTTTCCTGCTCGGCGTGCGTGAAATGTGCGTCGGTCAGCGGGGCTTCGCTCCTAACGCCAGTCGGTCCTTGCGGGAGGCTCACAGCAATTCTCCTGCGCAAGCGATGAGCGCCGACAGGCCGAGACAGCGAAGCATGGCTCGGGGCGTAGCCCGCCAGCGCGGTCCGTCAGGATGCGCCCCAAGTCCTTGATTTCCCATCACAGGGACTCACTACGGGCTTTGGCGCGAGGCAGGTGGCGGCCTTCGGCCACCCAAGCCGCGGCCATCTGCCGGTGCGTGCTATCGGAGGCGTAGTACGGGCGTGCTTCAGGATCACGGCGCGAGGCTGACAGACAGCTTCTGGCACGTCTGGCGCACATTGCGCGTGTCTTGACTTCGATGCCGCTGCTTGAGTAGCCGTAATCTGATTGGTTATGCATCATCATCACTCCCATGAAGGGCTGAAGGTCAGGCTAGCTTGCCGCGACGCCATGCGGTGCGAGCAGCGGTCCATCCATCGGCCTTGAGCTTCTTGGTCCGGATGGCGCGCAGGGCGTCGTGCGGGCGGATACGCAGGGCGAGCGCGTCGGCTTCACGACCGAGGCGATTGCGGTCGCCAGCGGTCAGCGGCTCCTCGATCCGGCCCCACCGCTTCACGCCGCTCGCGATCTGGCGCTCGATCCGGCTCAGGGCGCGGATACGGCGCTCATTGCGGCGTCCGGGGAAGTTGGCGACGGTTGACATGCTCTATCTCCAAATCTGGCGGCGACCCCGGCGGGGATTTGTGGGGGGACTGCCGGGATCGCCTTGGAGATGCTTATTTCACGCGGCGTGAAGGCGGTCAAGCGATTTCTTTCACAAAAAGTGTTTGACCCCATCTTTTTTTTCGGGCACATAGCGTGAATGACGCACGCGGACCTCATCGACGCGCTAGGTGGCCCGAAGGCCGTAGCCGATGCGCTCCAATTCAAGAAGCCCAATCGGGTTCACAACTGGCGCGAGCGCGAAATCGCTTGGCGCTATCGCCCGAAGATAGCAGCCTTGGCGCGCAAGCAAAAGCTGGATTTGCCGGAAGGATTTTTAGCATGAGCGTTCACACTATTGGCCGTTGCAGCAAATGCGGTGGCCCCGTCGATGTTCCTCATGCGTGGTATGGCATTTATCCGCCCACGCCTACGTGCAGAAACTGTGGCGCGACTGCCAAACCGCGCGGCCCCGTGATTCCGATGGAAAGCGGCCCTGATTGGCAATCGGCATGACAATCCCCGCTGCTCTATTCTGCCTCACCGGCTTCATTACCCTGCTGGCGTTGCTCATCACCGGCTTCATCCGCCACAGCAGAAATGCTGACGATGAGAGCGACTATATCAGGCGCATGATCGACCTTGGCGGCCATGTCCCCGAAGATCGCTCCCGAGGGCTGTTGCGAGGGGATGAGGAGAGATGACCTTCACGCGCGCCTTTTCGATGCCGAATGCCGAGACGTTCTCGATGCCGCCAGTCGAGGCGTTCGTTCGGCGCTATCTGGCGGCCAGCAAATGCAGCGTCGATCCGTTCGCGCGCAACAAGCGGTGGGCCACCGTGACCAACGATCTTTCGCCCGACACCGTAGCCGAATATCACATGGATGCCGAGGCTTTTCTGCTTGAGATGAAGGCGCAGGGCAAGATGTTCGATCTCGCTCTATTCGATCCGCCTTACAGCCCCCGCCAGATCAGCGAATGTTATCGAGGTATCGGCATGGAAGTCGGCATGAAGGAGACGCAGAACGCGGCTCTCTATCGCCGTGTCCGCGATGCCCTGACACCGGTCCTCACCCCGAACGCGATAGTCCTGAGCTTTGGCTGGAACAGCAACGGCATGGGCAAGAGGCGCGGATGGGAGATTACGGAAACCCTGCTTGTCGCGCACGGCGGCGGTCATAACGACACCATTTGCATTGCCGAACGCCGTGTTGTCCGGAATGATCTCCTGACCGCACTGGAAGCCGCATGAACCACCTGTTCGCAATTGTCGCGGGAGGGAAGGGGTGAGCCTTTGGACACGCTTCTTTGGTCGGAAGTCGGAGCCGACGCCCGATGAGCGTGGGGATGGCTGGCAATGGCAAGTCGGCGACCTAGCGGTTTGCATCGGCAACGACTGGAACCCCGGGTGCGCGGTTGATCTGGCGTGGGTTCCGGAAGTCGGGGAAGTTCTGAGGGTCGCGGGCATTGAAGACTCTTTCGGCACCTACATCAACGCCAGAATAATCGTTCTCTTTTTCCGCGATAAGCCCTGCGGGTGGGACCATCGCGGCTTCCGCAAAGCCCTTGAAGATGCCGAGCCCGCTGAAGCCGAGTTCACCGCCCTAATTAAGCGCCCCATCCGCAAGCGGGTGAAGGCATGAGCGACCTCATCGACCTCATTGCGATCAACCGCCGCTACGAGCTGGAGGACAGCCTGAACGAAGCTTGGGAGCGCCGCCGCAAGGCCCGTCCCGCATCGCAACAAGCCTACCGGACCAGAGCTAACCGGGAGCATCGGGCGAGGATTGATGGGCTGGTGGAATTTGAAGGAGAGAGAAAATGACCGAGTTGACCAACAGGCTTTTGCTTGATGCCGTGCTGGAAATCGAGAAGCGCCAGAACGCGATTTCCGATTTCAAGGCCGAGTTCGCCCAGACCTATACCGTCGCCGATTCCAATCTGCTGCGGGAAGTTCTGGAACAGCGCGCGATTGCCCGCGAGGCAACCGAATATGCGAACGCTCTGCTTTCTGCGCCCGATCTTCCGGAAGACGCAGACGAATAGGCTCGATGGATGGGCTAGCTCAGTTTGGGGAACGGTCGTGAAATGCCGCAAATCGACTGGCTTGACGAGGGATTTTACAAGGTCCGCCGCCGTGCGAAGGGCCACTGGATACCGATTCAGGTCTTTCTCGAAGACGGCGAGCGCGATCCCGAAACATGGGAACTGCTATCGGACCAGTGGCTTAGGGCCGAGTGGTATCCGGCAACACATTCGGCGCGGGCTCGTGCCGTGCCAATCAGGTTCATAATCAATCGGGCTCAGCCCATTTCAAGGAGCGAATTTGAATGGCTGCTTCTACTCCGGAAACTGCATTTCCGCAAGCGATAGCGAAGGCCGTGATTGAGGTCATGTCCGCGCTCGGTACCCTCGGCAAGGAGCATGAAAACAAGGAAGGCGGCAAGTACATGTACGCCTCGATTGACGACTTCATTGCTCACGTCCGGGGCCACTGCATCGCCGCCGGCCTGTTCATCATTCCTAACGAGGATGATCCGGCGCGCGTGGTCGATATGATGACCGGGAGGGGGCCGCGCGCCATGTGGCTTTCGCGCTTCGCCTTCACCCTCGTTCACCAATCCGGTGAAGCCTATGGCCCGATTTACAAGACGGTCATGGTCTATGCAACCGGCGCTCAAGCGGCGGGGTCGGCACAGTCCTACGCCATGAAGCAGCTCATGCGCGGCCTTTTCCAGATCAAGACCGGCGACGATGACGATCCCGACAAGGAGAAGGTGGAAATCCGGCACAGCGGTGATGAGGAAACCGATTTGCAGAAGCAGGCCGGGCGCATCCGCCGAGCGATCCTCGGCGCCAACGATCTTGACGAGTTGGGCCTCATCTGGTCCGATAACAGCGTGACGCTAGATCACATCAAGCTCCGCTCGGAAACCGCCTACGAGTTCCTGACCAAGGAATATCACCGCAAGAAGGAGTTGATCGAGAATGGCTAATCGGTTGGACGCGCTCACCGTTCGCGAGAGCGACGGGAAAAGCTGGTGGACAAAGATCGGCGTTGCCTTTCCGGGCCGCGATGGTAGCTACATGGTGAAGCTGGACGCGATGCCCGCGAGCAACGAAGGGCAGTACGTCATCCATTTGCGCGAGCCGCGTGAGAAGCCGGAAAACAGCCGTCCGCGCCGTGAGGGTGACGAAGGCTACATTCCCGGCTTCGATTGATGCTCCCCCGTTCGGCTACAGCGCCTCGCCATAAGAACGCGCCACGCCCGGCTCATAAATCAGCGCCCGGCTATCTCAAGTGGCTACGCGGGCGGGAATGCCTCATCTCGCGGCTCAGACAGACTCACGCGCATTGCGGCGGAAAACTGGAGGCCGCTCACGTCGATCACGGTGGCGACAAGGGCATGGGCACGAAAGCGAGCGACAAGTTCGCGATTCCTCTTTGTTCATGCTGCCATGCTCGGCAGCACAGCATGGGCTGGAAGTCGTTCGAGAAGTTGTACGGCTTCAGCGGTATCTGGATCGCGAAAGCTTATTGGGAGGCGTGGCCCGGCCGGCGGGCGTGGGAGGCGAAGAATGGCTAAGCGCAAATCTGACAATTTCGTCATCCTGAGCGATTACGTGCTTCGCCGGATGGCCCATATTCTAGGCCCGGCTTCCGCTGCCCACAAGGCGCTGGCTGATTGCGAGGCGAAGCGGGCAGATGGTCAGGATGCCGTGGTCGGAAGCGCCGGGAATATGTTCGTCGTTTGCTCCCGAAAATTCGCCGAGATGCGGCAAGATGCCTGACCAAGCCCCTCTCGTATTCGAGCGGAGGCTCGGGATGCTTTCTCCCGTCAATCCTGCCGCCAGAGAAGCCGTGTCAGCCATCGATGGTCGGTGCGTCGTCAAGATCACCAAGGCCAACCGCAACCAGCGCCGCCGCGCGCTCTACTGGATCGTTACCGGGATCGTCGCGGATATCCTGAACGACCTGCACGGCATGAGCCTGACCGATAACGACCTGCACGATATCATTCGCCGAAAGCTCGGCTATTTCACCGAACACACCTTGCCATCCGGCGAGGTTTTTGTTAAACTGCGCAGCACATCTGACAAGGCAATGTCTGAGCCAGAAAGAGCTGAGTTTATGCAGAAGGCTTTCCGGATATTCTCTTTGTGGACCGGGGTGGAGGTAGAAGCGCTTACGCAGGAGGCTTCTGCGGCTTAATGACAACCTACGAAAAACACAATCGTGCAACCTCTAGGGTCTATCGTGTGTGGGTATCCATGCGCGCCCGCTGCCATCGCCCCAGCGATTCCGCCTTTCCTAGATACGGCGCAAAGGGCATCAGGGTTTGCAAGGAATGGCATAGCTTTTCCAGATTCTTGGCTGATATGGGCGAGCCAGAAATCGGCATGACCATCGACCGAATAGATGGCGGCGGCGATTACGAGCCGAACAATTGCCGATGGGCAACTAGGAAAACGCAGAACCGAAACCGTAGTACGGCTAGAATCCTCACCTGTCATGGGGCCCGGCGCCCGGTCTGGGAATGGTCTGAGATCACAGGTATCGGCGCCAGCACAATCCACCGCCGCCTTGGGCTTGGCTGGTCAGACGAGCGCGCGGTCCTAACTCCGCCACGGGTCCGCCACGTCTATTCGCTGTGGACCGGCGTTCCGGTTGAGGATTTGCGGCGAGAGGGAGAGGCGAAATGAAACCCACCGCAGCAAAGGGCAAATTCCCGTATGCGCACCGGACCTGTGCGGAGTGGGAGTATCGACCGGAAACTCGGCCTTGGCGTAGTCACGCGCCGGTCCTCTGGGCTCAAAACGGGCTGGACAGGTGGGAGCAATATGGACGCGGGCCTGACTTGCCAGCGTTGCTGCGATGATCGAGCTTCCCTTTCCCAACAAGGTCCTCTGGCCGAACGGTCGCGCCCATTGGGGCACGAAGGCCCGCGAGTTCAGGAAGCACAAGCAATGGGCCTATCATGCCGCGCTCGCCGCTGGCGTGGACGCAATGCCGTTCGGCCCTTTCGTTTGGAGCGCCACCTTCTATCCGAAGACGCGCCACACAATTGATGACGACAATGCGCGGGCCTCGCTGAAGGCATACCAGGACGGCCTTGCGCTCGCTCTGGCGGTCGATGACAAGCTGTTCCCGGCACCTACAATTCACTTCGCCGAGTCAATCAAGAACGGAAAGGTCGTTATCGTCATCCGGGAGGGAACATGAAACAGTCAGCACCATTCCATTGCCGCTTCACCAACGGGGTTCCAATCGCACGAGGGCAGGCTGTAGGCTGTGAGGGCGCGCTTGAGGAGCAGAACCGCCGGACGGCTGCCTCAATGGCGAACGATCGGTTCGTAATGGCCCTGTACCACGCGCGTATGGCCGAAGTGGATTTGGCCGCGAAGATCGAGCGCGAGCTTAACGGCGGCATCTCCACAGAGCAACTGGCGGATGTCGTCGAGGCCGAATATGTCACGCCGTTTGAGAAGGCGATGGCGCGGGTGAGGGCCGGCGCCAGCATCATAGAGGTCGTCCCCATATCCCGGCGTGCCGAACCATCCTACACGCTCGGCGGCGTCTCGGAAGCTCTGTATTGATGGGGCCAACGGATTATCGCCTGACAGAGCTGGCCGGGATAGCGCGGATGGGGGGTTGCGTTCCGATGGCGTCCGTGTAAGTTGGCGGGCGGGGCGTCCGGGTTTTCGGATCGGACGCACCCGCCAATGCGGCTTAACAGGAGCCATGCCGATGAAGACCCATATAGACCGCCCCCGTCTGAGCGTCAAGCAACCCCCCGCTGAGCTACCTGAAATTCAGGAGCCGGAAGTGGAGGAGGCCACCCTTCTTTTGCCCGTCAAGGGCCGCACCACCAAGCGGGCCTATATGGTTTTCGGAGAGGCTGGCGACGTTCCCTCCATGATCCACGCCACTCGCGCGCATGCGCAACGAGAGGCCATGCGCCTCGCCCTTCTAAATCCCGGCTCTCGGTTCCATGTCCTCGCTAGCTGGCGCGCATACGCCACCGCAGAGGCGTGAGTGACGCCCGCCGAACGGCGGCAGCTTAGGGTCGATCACGGCCTTTGCCCCCAATGTGGCAAAGAGGC